AGGTTTAATGGCAAAAGCCGGGGCTTAGTCCCCGGCCAGTGTCTTTAATCTTATATATTCTGCCGCGCTTACACCCACGTCGGCAGCCCTCTGTTGCAACCTTTGCCACTCCTGGTCTGACATTTTGATGCTACGGGGCTTACGCTTTTGATCTTCGGTCATGGCCGGACGGCCGACTGGATTCTTAGCTTCCATTTCTACCTCCTTGTCAATTCGTCGATTCTTTTTTTAGCTTCTTTAACGCTACCTGCGAACTCGTAATCAATATGCGGGTTTTCTTTTTTTTCGGTTATGCTGTAATACCGGACCTGTTTGAAACTATCCTTGAATATCTTATAACCTTTGTACATCCTGCCGCCCCCTTCCCTTAATTAAAGTATATACCTTTATTGAATAAAAAGCAATACCTAAATTAAAAATAATCAAAAAAATAACCGGGCTTAGTCCCCGGCATTATTTGTTTTCTGCTCTAGATATTCTAGATATGCTGTAAGTGCTTTTTCTATGATAGCAGACTGAGACATTTTTGTCTCAAAGGCTTTTAGTCTTAGTTGTTCGTAGATTAATTTATACAAATAAACAGTTGTTCTTATTTTCTCCATTTTAATTTTCCTCCTTTCTAATTTTAATTCCTCCGACCCTACCCGATACACGTCCGGGCAGGTGCAGGGAACTAAACCTCTTTGGTTCCGTGGTCCACATAGCGGTAGGCCACCGCCGGGTGTTCATTCTTTTTGAGCTCGGCAATAGCTTCCTCCACGGAAGCAAACCGCCTGCCGCCAAACTCAATGCTTTTCCTGCCATTCCCGTGGTTATCTCCTACGGGATAGTTGCATCGAGCGGTTCGGACGACCTGTCCGTTTTGGAGTTCGTACTGAGACCAGCTGTACTGGTCCTGTGTTGCCACGCAAAATAACATAATCCTCTCCCCTTTCCGGCGGTAGGCCGCCACCCCTATTCCTGCGGGGTCAGTTGACCCCAGGTAAGCTAAAAACTATTACCTACACTTTTCAAATCCAGGGAGAATTCGCAGAGTAGTTTTCCGGGATACAACCCTCCCTAAATGGTCCCGAATAGGCTCAGTAGTTCCGGTTCCGATATAATAAATGTCGACGCAATCCGCATACTTTTCGAGGTCTATTCTCACTTCATCATCGTCATAACGGGATGCTGTGATTCTAGTGCGCGGAATAAGGCAAAAGATGAAATCTCTCATGGATTCCGGGGTAAACGAAAAGCAAGTTGCTCTCGGATAAAAGGACTTCAATTTTCCTGAGGAACGATGAAAAAGTCTTTCGCCAGCCTCGATGACTGTGTTTCCCGTATATGTTTCCGTCCATTTCATGTCCTGCCCGGAATAGTGGGCCTGGAACCCTATGGGAACCCTGTCTCCTTTTTTCATCTTGACTCCTCCTTCTTTCTTTTTGCCTCACTGCCTTGGTCTATATATAGTATAACATCACGACATCGAGACGTCAACACTTTTATTAAAAATAATTAAAAATATTTAAACCGCACACCGCGTGGCTACTGTCTTTCTTATGGTGGGCCATGAAGGAATCGAACCTTCAACCTTCTGATTAAGAGTTCTCTGCCATTGTTATCATCCCCTTTTTGATTTCATTTTACACTATAGTGATAAAAAATATTAGTAAAATATTAAAACAAATGTTGACAGTAAAATCACGATTGTGATAAACTCACTATAGTGATTGTTGAAAGGAGGGAAAATTTTGAGAAACACAAGACAAACTACGCCAACATTCCCCGAAGTGCGGGCGTTGATGGCGAAACATGGTAAAACCCAGCTGGACATGGGGAAAGTAACAGGCACTACATATATCACTTACGGCAAAAAACTTAATAATGAAGTAGATTTTAGCATGAGTGATATGCTAAAAATCAGGACGTTTTTTATCACCCTGGGGGAAGACCCTAAGGAATTGACAATGGAACGTCTTTTTTTTGCTTGGAAAAATCACAATAGTGAGGAGGTGTAATATATGATACCGGCACCATACAACACCTGGCCGGTAGTCATGTCCCGAGCCAAGGCCGCTCAGCTTCTGGGCATCGACCGGAAAACGCTAGCGAAAAACCAGCAGCTACTGGACAGATGCTCAGAGCGAATAGGGGACAAGCCTAAAGTGATACGGGACAGGTTGCTCAAGGAACTGAAGATTATTTGAGAGGAGGTGAGACAAGCAATGAACCACCACGAATGGATCCCCAGCGAGAACACCCCCAGGCGACACTGCCGACATTGCGGCATATATGAGGACTACACAAACAAGTGTCCAACTTGCGAACCGCAAGAAAAGACTGGCCTCGCAATCATATGTAGGGAGGAAGACACCCAAACTGGACGAATCGCAGTCTATGAAATACAAGCCCCGGCAACCGACAGCCTCCTCGCCAAACTCAGTGTCAGGTCTAGAATGAACATGGAATTGAAATATTATGCGGTACCTCGTGTCAGATGGGAGAGTAAGTGGGGAGAGGACTATAAAGAGGTTTTACAACGAAAACAAATCACAGTAGAAGACTTAAGGCTAATCGGCGGGATTGTAGAGGTTTGAAGGAGGTAGATCAACAATGGAACTACTCATTAAGCGGACAGATGGAACGATAGATTGGGTAGATATCGGAGAGGGCGTAACCTTAGGACTAATCGCTAACAGCTACGGCCGGGGCACAGAATTGTTGGCCGTATTCCAAAAAGAAAGCCCCCGCGAAGGGGACTCAGAGAAAACTTAACACCTACAGTATACCACAAATTTTTTTACCCAGGCGGATTGGAAAATTTACGTAACAGAGGGGAGGAATACCAATGCCCCGTAAACGCAGGAAGTACAAGCACCGCCCCGGCAAATACCGCGGCGGACAAGTCATCGTCAACAAGAAGGATTATACCCGCAGAGATCACATTAGTCCCGGTCGATTGGTGGCCTGGGCGGAGTGGATACCGAACGAAAGGAGGCAACACAGTGGCACAGATATATCAGTACCGGCAACAAAGTGAGCTAACCGAGGAGGAAACCCAGCAAGCCTTTGCCCCGCGGCACCGGCCATGGGATCCTCAATGGGGCGGGAAGTGCCCGTACGAGAGCATCCCAGATCCGGGGTATAAGGAGAGGTTTAAACCAAGTTTGATAGACCGGCTGACACCGTACATTCTAATTATCGGATTTATGGGATTTTGTTATGGGTGTGTATGGTTGGGGTATTTGTTGATGGGGGTGGCGAAATGAGAGAGATACCGATACTTTTTAGCACTCCAATGGTTCAGGCCATTTTAGACGGGCGAAAGACTATGACCAGACGAATAATTAAGCCACAGCCATTATGGGTTGCAGAACCATCTATTCCATTCAAAACCGAGGATGCCGACCCCAAAGGAATTATAAAATGCCCCTACGGTGAACCGGGCGACAGGCTTTGGGTGGGGGGAACGTGGGCAGATAATATTCCTGGTTGCCCTAACGGGATTACTTATAGGGCAGACCATATCGACCCCAAAGGTGACGGTCCGGCGAATCCGATTAAATGGAAACCCTCCATTTATATGCCTAAAGAAATCGCCCGGATATGGCTTGAGGTGACCAATGTCCGGGTGGAGAGGTTGCAGGAAATAACCGAGGAAGATGCGAGGCGCGAGGGCTTTGAGCCTATTCCATGCGATTGTTCCAACCGTGGCGCATTTGGTTGTACTGACTGTATGAATACCGGCGTTACAGAGCCAGCCATGCTGGAATTTATAGACACATGGGATAGCATCTACTCCAAGCGCGGCTACGGCTGGGACACTAACCCCTGGGTATGGGTGATCGAATTTAAGGCGGTGGAGTAGATGGACAAACCTATGCCAAACTGGCTCAGATACAGCCTAATCTTCGCCTCAGTAGCGTTTGTGGCCTCAGCCATAGATTTGTATATCATCAGCCTGGCCCCGTTCGTTGTGGCGGGGCTGGCAGTCTGGGGTTTAAAAAGGATGGAGGGAAGAGCGTGAAAATAGGTGACAAGGTCATGGTCCCCCGCACCGGCGGCGGTGAGTCGGAGGGGGAAGTCATAGAAGTATATACAGAGCATGCCAGGGTCCGGTTCCCGATCGGGGACACGTTCCACGGCCAGCCGGCACCGGTGGGTGTTAAAGGTTGTTACGGATACAAGACACTCAGGCAGGACGCGTTGAAAGTTGTAAAGGAGGACTAATTTTGAGCATAAAAATAAATCAACTTATATCTGAAAACGTGAAACGTGTCAAGGCAGTCAAAGTTGAGCCATGGGCAAATGGTCTGACAATAATAGGCGGCAAAAACAACCAAGGGAAAACATCGGTACTGGACAGCATTGCCTGGGCCCTGGGGGGGAATAGTTTTAAGCCGTCAGAGCCTACCCGGGAAGGGTCGGTTATCCCGCCTAATATCAGTATTACCATGAGCAATGGCCTGAGGGTCGAGCGCAAGGGAAAGAACTCAGACCTTAAAGTTATAGACCCTAATGGAGAAAAAGGCGGGCAGCAGCTGCTGAATGAGTTCGTGGAGCAGCTGGCTTTAGACCTGCCAAAGTTTATGGGAGCATCCAGTAAGGAAAAGGCCAACACTCTCTTACAAATCATCGGGGTAGGTGACCAGCTTTATCAGTTGGAATTAAAGGAAAAAGAAATCTACAACAAGCGTACCACCATCGGCCAGATTGCAGACCAGAAAAAGAAGTTTGCGAAAGAACAGCCATATTACACAGATGCCCCGAAGGAACCAATCAGCGCGTCAGATCTGATCAAACAGCAGCAGGACATCCTGGCGCGGAACGGGGAGAACCAACGTAAACGCCAAAGATTACAATATTTACAAGGAGACTATAATCAGCAATGCGCAGTAATCAAGGACCTTGAGGAGAAACTTCGTGATCTCAATAGGCAACTTGAGCAAACACATGCCGACTTAGAAATTGCACATAAATCAGCCCTCGATCTACAGGACGAATCCACCGCTGAACTAGAAGCCAATATCTCAAATATTGAGCAGATCAATGTTAAGGTACGGGCCAACCTCGATAAGGACAAAGCCGAAACAGATGCCCAGGACTATACCGACCAGTACGACACCCTGACCGTCGAATTGGAGAAGGTTAGACAGGCTAAGATCGACCTGCTTAAGGGTGCCGATTTACCCCTGCCTGGACTGTCAGTAGTAGAGGGTGAGCTGACCTACCAGGGGCATAAATGGGACAACATGTCCGGCAGTGACCAACTCAAGGTGAGCGTGGCCATCGTCCGAAAACTCAATCCTAAATGTGGCTTTGTTCTCCTGGATAAATTAGAGCAGATGGACCTGGACACCTTGACCGAGTTTGGCGACTGGCTGGAGCAGGAGGGACTGCAGGCGATAGCTACCCGAGTAAGTACCGGACCAGAGTGTTCGATTTTAATTCAAGATGGTTATGTAGTTGGAGAGGATAAACCGGCGCCAGTAGAAGCACCGGCATGGAAAGCAGGTGAATTTTAAGTGCAAATCTCTCGAGGCATTATTCAAGGTGCTCAAAAGGTAGTCATTTATGGTCCAGAGGGCATCGGCAAATCATACTTTGCTTCAAAATTTCCGAACCCGGTATTTATTGATACTGAGGGCAGCACTAAGCACATGGACGTGGCCCGGACTCCTAAGCCTTCCAGTTGGACTATGTTGCTGGAACAAGTTAAATACTTCAAAGCCAACCCCACGGCCTGTGACACGCTTATTGTTGACACAGCGGACTGGGCCGAGCAGTTGTGTACAGAGCATTTAGTTGCACTTGCCCCTAATGCCAAGGAACACGGCTTAGGAGGTATTGAAGGTTTTGGCTATGGTAAGGGTTATACCTACCTTGCTGAGGAATTTGGTAGGTTGCTTAATTCATTGAGTGACATTATTGATGTAGGTATACATGTTGTCCTAGTGGCTCATGCCTGGATGCGTAAATTTGAGCAGCCAGATGAAGTTGGATCGTATGACCGATGGGAATTGAAGTTACAGAAAAAAACTGCCCCGCTTATTAAAGAATGGGCTGACATGATCTTATTTGCTAATTATGAAACTTATGTGGTCAACATTGACGGCAAGGGTGCCTTAAAGGGCAAAAACAAGGCACAAGGCGGCAGGCGAATCATGTACACCACTCACCATAACTGCTGGGATGCCAAAAATAGGCATGATTTACTAGACAAGCTCCCGTTTGATTATGACGAAATTAGGCACTGTATTCCGGTCCGGGATGTTAAGCCAGTAGAGATACAACCCTCAGAACCACCTAAGGATGTCACGCAAGCTTTTGAGCTGATGGTGGACAAGAAGGTGGACACTACGCCCCATAACCCCTTGGAGGTTTTTGCTGACATTACCAAGGAGGTACGCATAGACGACACGC